TCAAATGCTACTAAAGAACCTTCCTCAATCATTTTAGTTGCTAATTCAGAGAGTCCAGATTTATCAATTTTAGGTCTTCCTTTATTACCAGCATCTTCTTCTTGTGAAATTAAACTATCTAACTCAGCAAAAGTTTCTTTAACTTCTTCGTTTTTTTGTTCAATTTGTTTTTTTTCTTCTGAAGTAGCATTAGGATTGTCAAAGAACGTATTGTCAACTGTTTCTTTATGAAACATTGACTTTGGTTTACTATTTTGGTCTTCTGGTAACATTACATTTTCTGCTCCAGGCATTCCAAAAATTTCATCAATATTTACATCTACTTGTCCTACCGTTGTAGAATCTTGTATTTGATCCTCATTCATTTTGTTAGTTGTTTCCATTTTGTTGGTTTTTGGTTATACATTAATATACAAAATAAACTTGATAGATTTAAAATATTTATAAAAAAAATTGTAATATATAGCTAACTACTTATTTTTATTTAAATTAGAATCAAATTTATTTTTATTTTCTTGTGCAATTTGTAATTCTGTACTAGCAATTTCTTTTTGTGTTTGTAATTTTTCTCTTTCAAGTTGTGTTTTTTGTGATTCAATTGTCATTCTATTAGATTCTTTTTCTCTTTGTAATCCTGATTGTTCTTGATATTGTTCTGTTTCTTTAATGTCTTTCATAACATCTCTATAATCAGACATTTGATTTTGATCAACATCAGCTGAAGCACCATAACCAGCAGCTCTAATTTCTGCAACTAAGATATCTCTTTGTCTATCTTTTTCTTTCTCAGCCATAGTTGAATCAATTTTCATTTGTTCTATTTCTTGTTGTTTTTGAAGTTGTTGTTCTTGCATTTGTTGTTGGTTTTGCATTTCTTGTTGTTTCAATTGTTGCTGTTTTTGTTCAGAATCTTTAAGAACAACATTAAGAGCAGCAATTGATTCTGTCTGAACAATTTTACCAAGGTCATAAATACTTGCTCCTGTAGTATTGTTCTGAACAGCCATTTGTTTTAATTGCTCAAGAATTGCTCTATGATTTGCATTAGTACTTATTGCAATATTTAAATCTCTTAATAAAAGATCTGTACCATTTATTTCAAAATTTACTTTTTCATCAGCTGATGTAATGTATGTTAATCTTGGAGATGGTTTTGTAGATTGATAAAATTGAGCTAAATCAGTTCTCATTTGATGAACTCTTGGCATTAAGTAATCACAGTGTTGTATAAAGAATACTTCTGTTTGTGCATAAGATGCACTTCTTGCTTGTTCTACTCCAGTAGCTGTTGTTTGAGATAGTTGCTGACCCATTCTTTGTGGGTTAACACCAATTACTTCATACGCTTGTTGTTTAAAATGATTAGCCAAACTAACTCTTCCCATTAATCTTTCTGTTTGGGAAAGATCTAGTTTTTGAAAATGATTAAAATTTAATGCATTCTCTGTATTTGTAATACTAGTATCTAAAGGAAGCATTTGAAAATTCTTCATTGCTACATATGCTTTAGCATAATTTCCCTTACCCCAATCTTCTCCTAGTGAATGTCTTGGTAATGAGTTTTGATCTAACATAATAATAGTACCAAGTTCATCTACTAAAATATCAGCAATTTGGTTATTTACAATATTGTATCCAATTTGATGAGGTTTCATTAAATCAATAAGAGCTGTTGATTTAGTATTCCTATCTGAAAATACAGAACCTTCAACAGGCAATTTACATCCGTATAAACTTGAATCACCTTTAAATTGAAATTTTAAAGGTCCAATATTTTTTCTATTTGAGCCAATGTAAATAGGTGAATATCCATCAGGAGTACTCATACCCCAATAAGAAGGAACATTAGGTCCAATTTTTACTCCGCCCCAAACCTCATTAATCCATATCCAATCTATATGTTCACCAAAAAGAAGAGTATCTTTATTTTTATTTTTAAATAACCTATTATCATAAATTGGTTTATCTGTAATTTTGTAATCTTCAGAAATTATATCATTTGATACATTGCCTTCTTCAGTTATTTTAGTAAGGTGCCCAATTTTTTTCTGTGATTTCCAATATGCAGTTGTAACTCTAAGTAAATATGCTACACCTTGATCAGTATAATCTTCTCCTTCAGATAAAATCTGAGTAATAATATCATTACCCTCTAAATTATTACCTCCCATAAATGAACTATATTGTCTCATTCCAAGTGACGGCATATTAGTATTCCAATCATGTGACTTAGTTGCATCATAAAATGATCCATCATTTTGCGTTCCTCCAATATTATAACCAGCAGCTCTAATTGGATAAACTGCTTCAAGTGCTAAATGTTGTTCTTCAGTAAGAAGATGTCCATATTTATCTATTACATCAGAAACAGTAAGCATATCTGTTTTACCAACCCAATTACCTTGAGAAATGTATCTTATATCTGGAGACTTATGATAAAATGTAACAACAGGATTCCACAGTTCTACATCATAATCATCTTCCATCATGTGAAAATGCCAGAATTCTCTATCTGTAATTAACATATCCCGGAAAGCTCTTTCTTCTAATTCATCCATTTTGAATCTTTCAACATCAACTTTATGCGGATGTTCAGCCCACTGCTCTACCATAGAACGGTAATCTTTTTTGTAGAACTGTTCTATTTGAGGTAATGTCTTAAGATTTTCTGGATTTAGTTGTTGTTTTGCTTCTTCAGATTCTGGATCTAATCCTTGCTCTAACATTGCTGCTGTCATTTTTACTATTGCATCTGCCATTAGAGTTTGCTCTACTTCTCCTCTTTTTAATTCTAACATTTCATTATAGGAAAAATCATCAATAGTCCTATAAGATAATTTAGTTGATCTTTTTGCAAATTCAGCAACCAGTACATTAATTACATTTGGAATAATAGGATAAAACTTAAGCTCTAATGCAGATTCATCCTCTGTAGTTAGCATTTCTACTATGTCCTTATATTCATTATTTTCTTCAACTATATAATCAGTTCTGTCAATTATACCTTTAGCAAGTTTATAATTTTTCATTAATCTTCTTGCATTTCTTCTTATTTGTTTAAGACCATTCCATTCTAACAAATCTAAATTCCATGCAGCCCATTCATCATCTTTATCTTTTTTAGGTAAAAACTGTAATGGCTGTGTGATAGAACCTAATCTATTTTGTTCTACTTTAGCACCTTTTTTAAGTTGTAATGCGTTATATACTTGCATGGTTTCTATTTAATATTTTTAAATGCTGATTTTTTAAATCCGTTGTTTTTGTTTAAACTTTTATTTCCCATATGTCTAAACAAACCTTTATTTAATTTAAACAAATTTTCTGACTTTTGCAAGTTTTTAGCTGCATCATCCATAATAAATCTTTTTGAATATCCTCTATTTGCTTGTTGAATTCTCATAAATGCCACTAATGCAGCAAATGCAACTAGTCTATCTACATTGACTCCATCTGAATATTCTTGCATTTCTTTTAATAACATTGGATCAGGTATTCTTTCTATTCCATATTTTGTTTTTACAATTGTACCATCTGGTTTTGTTTCTACATCTAATTCTTCTTTACAATATTCTATTGTATAACTTAATAAATGTGCTTTAAATAAAGTTCCAGTATTTTTCCAACCATACTCCTGGAAGACGTTAGCATTAGAACCTAAATCTTTTAAAAACATTATTTGACTTTTTGGAACTAAATATCTTTGTTTTTTTCTAGATATCATGTATTGAATAAATAAAGATATATTGTTTTCAATTAATGTCCATGCATTATACCATTCTATTATAAGTTCTAATCTTTGATGTGTTTTATTTATATCATCAAATCTTCCGCACCATGCCGCAACTATTTTATCCTGTTCAATATAAGTTTCAGATTCTCCACCAGTTATTTTAGTTACTTCAACTGGAGCTTTCATTATATATATAGAACATAATGATTCTGAGGTAGTTGTTTTTCCTTCTGATACAGGGTCAATAGATGCATAATATTGACCAAAAGTTGGATCTTTAATTGGTCTTTCCCATACAACAAGAACTCCTGTTTTATCCTCTGTTTTTTTAGAAATAGGAAATTCAATTATTGGTCTTTTATTACTATTAACAACTGAAGGTTTTCCTTGTGCATCAGTACTTATGTCTAAAAATTCATAAGCATATTCTTTTTCTTCAATTCTTCTTGTTTGTGCTGCAACTAAATGTGTTGGAAAAACTGATATAGATCTATGATCAAATGCTTCTTTAATATTTCTAGGATGCTGTGAAATTCTTAATTGATAATCTTCAGGAGATAAATCTTTTTTCCATTGTTCAAATTGTTTATCTAATGCTTCTAAAGCATCTTCTACAAGTGAATTACCATAGTTATCTATATGAGGTGGCATTGACCATTGTTCAGGAATAAATAAACCTGATAACCCTATAGTACCTTTATTATCTATAAGATTTGTTTCTACAGAATAAATATCTTTTGAAACAGGATTTAAAATCATATCCCTAAGTGGATTGCATTGAGATAAATCTCCTACAGATCCTGCAGCTATAAACATACCTGTAGTTGTGAGACCTGATCTCATTGCTGGTCTCATATACTCATATGTTTGATCCATCTTAGGAGCAATACCAGCCTCTTCATGAAAGAAGTATTTAACTGGTCCACCTACTCCATTTGTAGGATCTTTTTCAAAAGACATTCCTTGCATTGTTCCTTTTAATCCAGCTTCTGTTTTTCTATCTCCTTTTCTTATTTCAATTTTTTGTTGCCACATTAATATTTTATCAGGATTCATAGGTCTATACCAAGCAGTATGTTGATTTAGAAATGCTGCATATTCTGATAAAAATTTCCAAGAACCTTTTTCATTAATATAATCTTTAAGACTTGCCCCCATTTTTAAAGTAACACCTTCTTCAAACCAGAGTTGATTGAGTAATTTAGATATATGAAAATAAGAACTTGCTATTTGACGTTTTTTTAATATTGCAACATGTTTATAATTAAGTTCTGCTAATAGTTCATATAATGCCATATGGTACTGAGCATCTCTAATTTTTGCAAAATCAAATTTTTGTTGTTCTTTGTCAAAGATTGGTAAAAAATTTAACCACATATAATAATCTCTAGTAATATACCAAGTATCATTATCTGATTTAAATATTACTCCTTTCCTACATTTTTGTTTTTCTTTATCCCAGTAATCAATAAAATCTTTTGATTTAAAAGGATGGGTACAGTATACTTTATTTAATCTAAATATTTCTCCCTGTTCATTAAATAGTAAACTAACTTCATTAAAATTATATTTACCCGGCTCTTTAAAAATGTTTAGGATGTAATCAGAAAATATTTCTTTAGAATCAAAATCTGTAATGGTCCAAGTTCCATTATCCCATGTTGGTATATTGTTATATACTTCTTCCATGATCATTGATCATATGCCATTCCTATACCTCCTCGCACTTTGCTAGACTGTTCTTCTTGTAAATCTTTATATACTCCTTTAAAAGAAGATCTTATTTGATCAAAGTTTTTAGCAGCAGCAACTATAGAATTTATATTACCATCTCTCCCATCTGTAATAGGTGTATTCTCCATATATCTTGCTAATCTATCTAACATAGATGCCATTCCTTTATATGCTCTTGAAGTAGGAGTTTCGTATAATCTTTGACAAAATTGTAAAGCAATATGTATGTCATCATCTTCAGTTGAAAAATCTGCACTTATTTGCCCTAAAACTAATAATTCTTTATCTAACTCAGGTGTATGAAAAAATGGATTCATGTCAGGATTAGGACATGTCATATAGAATAAATATTGATATATTTTTAAATAATCTTTAGGATAGTTATCCATTATATCTTTAAGAGCTTTTAAAGTATAACAATGTTCTGTAGGTATTACTACACCATTTTTAACATCAAATAATTTTACTATCATTTCTTTTTTATTTTAATTTTATTATCTTGTAAATAATGTATGATACTTATTACTTCATCTTTTAAATAAGGAACATCAATTGGTATGACTTCTTTTACAATTGGATCTCCATCATCATTTAATCTTGCAATTGGATAACCCCATTGATCAGTCTCCTCAACTTCAAATAGTATATGATGTATATTTATTTTTCCTGGTTGTAATTTAGGATTGTGCTTTAATATAATATACATATAAATACTTAATTGTAAAGCATAGTGATTAAAATTACAATCATCTAATGAAGATAAAGGTTGTGATAATTTTTCAGATATTCCTTCCCAATCTATATAGGATTCTTTTTTTATTTCTTTATTTGTTTTGTAATCAATAATATTTACACGTCCATTAACAACTTCAACTAAGTCAGATTGACCACAAATTCCAGCAGATTTTAAATATACCATATGTTCTGGATAAATACCGGGATCTAACTTTTGATTATTAGATACTTTAAAACCATTATTTGCAATACTAGGTTTAAATACTGGAATTGTTACACCTTCCCTTTCTATTGATGCAAAAGAACATAAATCAGATTCTCTCTGATCATGATAAAAATTTCCAAGTGTTGATGCTCTTAAAGATTCTGTATTCCAAATTGTTAAAACTTCTTTCGAAGAAAGACCATACCATTTTGATTTTTTATTTTTAATAACTTTTTTTGCTATTGTTTCAGCATCAAATGGTTTTTTAAAATGAGAAACTAAAGTTGTTACACTTATCCAATTTATTTCTAAATCATCATTACTTTTATAGCTATGATCTTTAGCATTAAATACTATACTCATAATTTTTCAATTTCTTCTTCCTGCTCTACTGTCAATATAGCTTCCCATTTACCAAGCGGACAATCTGAAGATAATGATCTAGTTTTAAATGTGAGTGAGCATCCACATTCATTGCAGCAAGGTGCTGTTCCTTTTACTGCACATTTTTTTCCTTTTTTTGGACAGTCATCACAAATGTCATACCTGAGTCTAGATATTTCTTCTACAGTTTCATCTCTGATTATAGAATTTTTTATTCCTTCAAATATCTGTTCCCGGTTCTTCCAAATTATTTTTAATATATTTTTCATCTTTAAATTTTTTACGTTTATTTAATTCTTTAATAGCTTTATCGTGGATAATATTTAAAAGTTTTAATTTTTCATTAATATTTTTTTTATTATAATAATCACTAAATGTTACGTTGTTATTATTTTTTAAAATTTTCTCATAATGAGGAATTGCAGTTTTAATTTTTTGTATCTTAATAAAAAAATGACCCAGTCCTTCTACATTTATTCTTAAATCATCTAAGCCACTTAATTTTTTTCGTAATGTCTTATAATAATTTTCAACTAATTTATTTACTAAATCTTCTGAAACTTCAAATTCACTAGTTATTTTTTTATATAAACTATTTGCTTTCTTTGGTATCATTTCCTAAAAATTTATAATCTAATAATATAGTTCCTGTTGTTTGAATTTTTATATTTGAATTAAGTATAATTAATTTTTTATTATTAGGATCTTTAGTTACTAGTCCATTTTTTTCAGCTTTATTAATACTGTTTCTAACAGTTTGTGGAGATTTAAAAATCCAACCTTCTTCAGAAGATGCGTCAAGACAAAAGTTACTTAACTCAATTGGTTCATTAAAACTAAGTAATGTTAAGCAATCAAAATCAGATTCACTCATTGTTATGCGATTAATATAACAATGAGTAAGAATCTGAAATTTAACAATGTCCCATTTAGACATCTTTACTCTTTTTTGAACTTGGTTTACAAGTGCCATTATCCTTTTTTTAATTTTTTACTTTCGTATGGTACTTTTGCTACTGCTTTTGGTGGTGGATTATTGTCATAAGCATCTTCATCTTCATCATCATTTAGATCAACTCCTTGAGTTGCTGCCATCATTGATGCATATTGTATTTGCATAGTAGCTCTTTTATATCTTGCTTCTTCTACATCGGTAAGTAATTTTTCATACTTAGACTGTGCTTCAAGATAAGGAAGAGACTTTTCATAAAATTGTTTCATTTCCTCTCTTCTTGCTTCTAATTGTTCAGGAGATAACTCCTCATTCATTTGCTGGTTTTTCATATTATATTATTTAAAGTTTAGACAAATATACAATAAAAGTTTAAACAACAAATATTTAAACAAAAAAATCCAGATAA